TCCAGCGTCCTGATCCGCCACTGGAACGCCGTGAACCGCTTCGCGGACCCCCATGAGAGTCGCTTCAGGACGGGCAGTTCTTCAGGGATTTCCTCGCCTTCGATCTGGTCTAATTCCAGTTCGTCAATGTCCTGATTCAGCCCGTCCCGACCTTTTTTTGCCGTCGCCACCATTACCACGTCGCCCCGTTCCATTTGTCATTGGTAGGCTCAGCAGAGTTCTCCGCCGTGACTGCGTACTGCACCACCTTCTTTTCCGCGTCCTGTGAGGTGGAAGAGTCGGTGATGATGAACTTCTGGGTGTGCCGCGGTTTTCCGGTGGTGTTCCCTTCCGGACCCCAGTCTACCGTCACCTCGGCTCCGGGTTTGATCTTTGCGAGGTAAGTAGCTACCCCACCCACCCGGTAGATGATATTCGCGGTGAGACTGGTGCTGCGCAATCCTGCCTGCCGCAGGGTGTGCCCCACGTTGCCTGCCGTAGTGTTGACCGTGTTCGCGGTGGGCTTGATGTCAAACGACTGCAAGTACGGCACCATGTCCACGCCGTCAAAGGTCAGGTATCCCGCATTCGCGTTTAATTCAGCCATGATTTTCTGCTCTCTACCCTCTCGGATATACCCTAAAACGATAGGTGGCACCGATCTGCCATGTGTGCCGCCCCGCGTCCGTTTCGTTGATCTCGATCACCGCGTCCTGATCACTGGTGGCGATCTCCCAGTCACTGCCTGCGTCAAGGGCGATACTCGGCGCATCCTGAGTGCCTTGCCCCTCGAACAGTTCCTCCAGCCGAAACGCACCCTGTGCGCTCTCGCTGAACGTGTCCGAGATGACCATCAGATCAAGACGATACTCGTAGCCATTTGCCCGCGTGGTCTCGCGCATGATCCCCCCACCCGCCAGCGCGTAAACCACATACGGGTAGGGGATTCTTGCGCCCCCTGCGGCGCTCAGGAACTCCAAGCCCACCCGATCCCCCCACACTTCAGGCTGTGCGATCAGGCGCGCCCGGACTGCTCGATAAAGCGCCGCCAATGCCGTGTCAGCCATTAGCTAAACACCTCCCCCAACAGTTCCCGCAGGCGCTTGAGTGCCTTGCCGCCTTGTCCCCATGCCTCAAACACCGGACGCACAAAGGGTCGTTTTTTGATCTTCCCGGAGGGCGTGCCCAGTTCCATATAGATTCCCCAGGTCACGCCGTCCTCGATCCGGTACTTGAGATGCAGAGTGCGCAGTCCCCCCATGCGCCGTGCCCGGATGCTTGCCTTCAACTGCCCTGTGTCCACGTTGGGGGGAAAGCCAGCTTGCGAAGCGGTGTGGGTCTTGCGCCCCCTTCGGTAGGTGCGCCCAGCAGGCGAGGTGCCGAAACTTTCTACGATCTCGTTGCGCATTTCCTCTACCACTACCCCCAACGCCTGATCCATCTGACCGTTGCTGGCGCGGATGAGGTCTTGCAATTTGCGCTTGTCGTATTTGCTTGCCATGGGAGAAGCTTTACTCCTCGCCCCGGTAGCGCTTCAACCAAGCGCTCTTGTCCACCCCGTCCGTCAGCCCCGAACGCACTTCGATCACCTCGAAGGTCTCGCCCGTGCGCTCGATCTCCACCTGATAGCCCTGATCCAGCGGCACTTCTGCTCGCACCACCAGCCGCACCACATCGGGCATGGTGTCCTGTTTGCCCTGCACCGTGATCTCGTGCCGCCTTTGGTTATCCGTGATCACCCGACAGGACACTGATGCCACGGTCTGCCAGGTGGTGGTGCGGGCGGCACCATAGGTGTCCGTCCCCCCCACCCGCTTGCGAATGGTGCAGCGGTCAGTCAGGAAATCATCAATGACTTTCTGCATCTGGCTGCGGATGAAGGCGTTCATCGGGACCTAGATCGTGACTCCGGTGTTAATGCGTTTCACCAGGATCGTGCTGGTGCTGTCCGCAATGCCGATCAGAGACACGTAATCCCCCGATCCCAAATCGCCCGCCACCCCGATCCCGCCTGCATTGAGGGAGACATAGTAGGCAGTGCCCTTTACTACCGTCCCCCCAATGGTGATCTGCCCATCCGTGAGGATAGTGATCGGCTGCCCAGAGCTTGCCCCATTCAGTGCGATCCCCGCGCACACGGCGCTTGCCGCCACATCCGCGTCACACAACTTGTAGGTGTTGGTGGTGGTGTCCAAATACACAGCCTGCCCTGCCGTGATAGCAGCGCCAGCCGTGCCGTGCAAAGTGCTGGCAGTAGAGCTTGGCACCACGTTCCCCGCTGTGATCGTTAAATCAGCCATGTTTCAGTCCTCTCCTCTACTAGGCAAAGGTCACATTCAAATTGGTGCCGGGAACTGGATACCACGCGCCATTGTAGGCATACAAAGCCACTCCATTCCCGATAGCCGCACCAAATGTCCCAACGTCCGCGCCCGCCCCTGCCCCACGCAGCCCAGTGGCAACGGTAACAGTGTGAGCGGCAGCGGTGGCGCTGTCAATGATCAACACCTTGCCGTCGTCTGTTGTGGCAGTGGGAGCGGCAAGGGTCAAGGCAGCGGCGGTGGCCTTAGTGATCAACACAATGCCCATTTTCACCGAGATAGCCCCGTCTGCCGGGGCGAGGGTAACAGGGAGTTGTACTCCACCCTTCACGTTCCCAGTGACGTCACCCGTCAAGTTGCCAGTGACATCCCCTGTGACGTCACCCGTCACGTCCGCCGTGATTGCGGCAGCGACTGTCATTGTACGGAGGCTGGTCAGGTTGTCCACCACGATCTTCCCCCGCATTCGTTTTTTGCTCATGTTGTTTTACGTCTCCTGCTCCTCGATTTCGTTCGAGTCCGCACGCTGGAAGCGCCGCACCCCCCCACCCACCGAACTGATCCCAAATTCCGCCTGTTTCTCGCTCAGGAGCTTCGTGATCCCCTGCCTTGCAGCCCCGTGCGAGACCTGCAACCAATCCGCCCGGAAGTCCGGCTTGCTCAGTTTCGCCAGCAGGTTGCGCAGACAGCCGATCACAGCCTGTTCCACGTCATCCCCATAGAGCGTGAGGATCGCGGTGAGTTCTGCGTCCTCAAACATGGGCGCGCTGGAGTCGGTATCCCCGATGTGAAAGCGTACTTCGCCCAGATCGGTACTCAGGTCGTAGGTGAAGCCCATTTAGCGCTTTCCCGTCGGCTTTTTGTGTGCGCTGTTAAAGGGCTTTTCGGCGCTGATCCGCTCAGCCTCGGCATGTTCCGCCTCAGCGGCGAGCACGCTCTCATTCTCAGCCGCAATCAACGCCTTCTGCACAAGGCGCAGGTGTTCCGCCACCCGCTCCAGGATCGAGACCTGCTCGATCTCGTTGTCCTTGTTTTTTCGGCTCAAATCCAGCGCGGGCAATTCAGGGAAGCTGTCCCCGATGCCCGCTGCATTTGCCGAAAGTGCCTCCAGCGCCTTTTCGCGTCGGATCGAGATGCTTACTGCTGTTGCCATGCTCGCGCCTCACCCTGTCTACCCTAAAAAGCCGCCCCTCACAGTTGTGACTGCATGTTGGGGGCGGCAATGAAAATCAATTAGAAGGTGTACCCGGTCGGGATGCTGTAGCTCCCGCCCGATCCCAGTTCCATCACCACCGCGTTCAGGCGGTTCGCCACCCCTACCCCAAACCGCGTGCGCCATTCCGCGCCCACCATCGGGTAGTTGCTGTCGGCGAACTGCGACACCAGCGCCAGACCACGAGGCAAGCCGCTGGCAGCAGGATCAACGCGCATCTTGAGCGGCGCTTCGGCTTCCAGATGCACGCCCACCATGTAGGCGCTCGGCAGCCACCGCCACACACTCACCCACACCCCGTGCGCCCGACCGATGATTGTGCCCGGAATGCTGGGCAGCCGGGTCGGCACATCGGCATTTCCGCCACTGCGGATGAACTGATCTTCCACAGGCACGAACTCCGTGAGCGCTTCGATCTTCGCCCGTTCGGCGTTGTTGGAGATGAACACCACCACGTTGTCGCCGCCCGTGCTTTCCCCGAAGTGCTCTGCGATCTCATCCCGGATGGTGATCAGCGGATTGTTGGTGTCGCTGATCGCGCTTGCCGCATACCCCGATTCGAGGTGGTGCGTGTCGTCGGCTTCGGTCTCACTGCCCACCACAGGTGGATACAGCGTACCGTCACCACTCGCCAACGGCGGGCAGGTGAGCGTGCCGTACTCTGGATCGGCGAAACTCAGCGCGGTGTTGTTGAGGATTCGACGCATGATCTGGAATCTGACTGTTGCCGCATACTGGTTGCGCACCGTGTCGGTGTGCCGAACCAACTGCTGTGCAGTCATCTTCGCCCACGCCACGTCGCTCGCCACCACCTGCGCCCCGAAATCATGCAGCGGATACGCCACATCCCACGACCCGGTAGCCCGCACCGCGCCAGTGCGAGCGAACTCGCCCCGTTCCTGCAAACGCCCCCCGCCGGGCAGGTAGTAGCGCTCTTTATAGTTTTCGGTCATGCCGGACACGAACACGCCCATTGCCTGTTCCATGTCCATGTTAATCCGCGCCGACCAGGTCTGGAGTGCCGTATACACACCCGCCTGCCCAATCGCGTTCAGATAGCTGTTATCGGTGTCTTTGAGTCCCAGAAGCCCAAGAATGCCAGTCATGATTGTTTCCCCTTAGCTCCAGGCTCGCAGCCAGTCGAAATTGAAGAAAATCACCTTCACCGCCGACCCCGATTGAGGCACGACCGTGATCCGTCCGCAGTTCACCGTCATCGTGCCCGCCGCGTCCGCCAGCGCCCCGGCTGTGTCGCTCAGATACACGATAGCATCCGCGTTCATGCCGCTCACCGTGAACCCGTAGCACTCGCCCCGGCGCAGCATTGAGATGGTTTGTCCAGCGCCACCTGCTGCCAGCGCAACGCCCCGTGCCTGCTGTAAGCCGCTGCCATTCGCGTCAGCTTTGCTGAAAGTTCCGGTGCTGGTCTGATACAAGATCGTGCCCTGCGTGACCGCTTCTCCCAGCACCACACTGACAATATCCGCTGTCATCGGATATACAGGCGCCACCTGTACTGCCGTTAATGCAATGTCGCTCATGCTTTCTTCTCGCTTCTCCTACAGCCGCACCAGCGGCTTGGGGTTATTTAGAAAATTACGTTTCGCGGCTTCACCCGCGTCACCATTCTTGCCCGCGTTGGCATCCAAATTTGGTGCGGATCGGCTCTCAGAGAGCAAATCAGCATTCATGTCCATCCATTCTAGTGTCTTGATGGCATCTCCCAAGTCGGGAATCCGTTTGCGCAAACTCTCAGGCACAGCCTCTTTACGCCGTTGCAGCATCGTTTCCAGCGCCTCGCGGTAGACCTTCAGATTTTCCGCGGTTGCTTTGCTCTGCTCCAACTCTCGTGCGCGGGTCTCGGCAAGTTCTTTCCACTTACCCTGCTCTGCCAGGGCAGTCTCTTCCCGCTTGCGTTGATCCGCTTCCAGTTCCAGCGCCTTCGTTTTGAAGGCTTCCAGTTCCTGTGCGGTCTTGCGCCGTTCGGCATTCTCGGCTCGGAGCTTGCGAATGGTGGTTGCGGCTTTCGCCGGATCGGATTGAATTTCCGCGAGAAGCGCGTCAAGCGTTTCTGGTGCGTTTTCGGGTGCGTCCTGCGCCCCGCCTGTTGGGCTTATCTGCCCTTGTGCCGGAACCTGTCCGGCTGGATTTTTGGGTTCCATGAAGGTGTTTGCCCTACAAACCTAAAAGCCGCGTCCAGATGCTCACCGGGCGGCTCGCGTATTGGTTGTGGTTATTTCCGCTGGGTGAAAAATCCATCGGCACGCGCTCGTGTTTTTTCAGGGTGTCTCCCAGCCTGTCTAAAAAATCGTCCAGCGCCCGCGTCACTCCCGCCTGAATATCCGGTGGCAGCTTCGAGATTTTGGCGCTCAGATCGGTAAAATTCTGATTTAAGCTCTTCACATCGCTGAGGGTGAGCTGCTGGCGCTCCATCACCGTCTGAAGCGCTGTGCTCTGAGCGTCGTTGGATTTGCGCAGATTTTCAAGCGCGTCAGCCATCGCTAATCCCGCCTTGCCAATCACGCGCAAGCCAAGCCCCAGCACCGTCACCAGTGGGGCTACCACCACCACCAGCACGACCACCACGACTCCTGCGTCCAGCACTTCCTTGGTCACTTCGATAATGCCTCTACCCTGCCTGTCCTCAAATGATGTGTGATTACCCCTCCGCCTCGATTGAGCCGAAGGGGGACACTTAGCGCCCCCGATGCAGTCCCCTGCACCGTCATTCCCAAGCACTTTTCGGGGCAAGACCCAAAATTGGGTGGGACGCATCAGCACAAAATGAAAAAGAGCCGCCTCGAAAAGAGCAGTGGGCTGGATCAGAACAGATAGTGAGATCAAGTAAGTGCCAGCCCTGCTCTATGCCGCGTAGAAAAGCGCCGGGAGGGGAAGGGGGAAATCCGCAACAACACGTTATCAGACCCGTGCGGGACGCATCCCGATTGGCGAAGACTACTCGTGTACTACTCACTCCCAGCGCTTTTGCTTCGCTTGAGAGTAGGGTACAAGCATTTTTGTGGTTTGGGGAGGTTGATATTCATTCACCCCCTCTGAGGAGATCAGAGGGGGTATTTATATAGATGACGAGAGGCTAAATGCACAATCCCGGTGGCGGCAGATACTTTGCCCCCACCACCATAATATTCCGATTTTGATCCAGTTCCACCAGTCCTCGCCTTTCCAGGAGCCTCACTTTCGTGTAGGCGTTGCTGATGCTCATGTGGAAGGCATCCGCAATGTTGGTGTAGGTAGGGGAGTTTCCCCCATGCTGCTGCTTGTAGCGGCACACATACCTCAACACCTCGTACTGCCGAGGTGCCCGCCGCTTCAGCAGGTCGAGGGCAGGCGGTAGGGTAGATACCGCCTGTATCAAGGCGCTCACGTTTGCGCTACTCTCCATCCGCCTTTGCCGCCACCCGGATCACCTGATCGAGTGTGATCTGAAGCTGTTTGAGTGCTTCTTCCACCGCCTCGGTCACGGCTTTCGCCTGCACCCGGATCACTTTGGTGATCGGCTTTGTGGCATGATGAGGCGGATAGGTCACCCGCACCGAAAAGCTTGGCATTTCTACGATTGATCCTCAGATTCAGATACCGCCGCAATCTCAGAGAAACCATTTGCTGCCTCACGCAGGGTGATCCCGTTTTTCCGTACAACCTGCGCCATTGATTCAGTAAATTTGGCGCGCTCTTCAGGCGACAACCTCTCCAGCAATAGCAGCAAGCCCGCCAGAAAATCCCGATCCGCCGCCTTGCGTCCGCGCCTTGCTGCTGCAAAGGCGACAAAAGCAAATACTAGCGCAATCACAGTCAGGAGAAAAAGAGTGTCCATATTCACATTCATATTTGCCCCTTCCATCCCAAACATCGTCGCACAGTTTCAATGCATCCAGCCGGGTCACTTTTGAGCATACTACCAGAGAATCTGAGTACCCGAAAGCCGTGTATTGCGAGTTCATTCAGCTTTTCCCGATCAGTGTCTGTGTTATGCCGCCCCCCGTGTGCTTGGTACTGTCCCCCGTCCACCTCCACGACCACCTTTTCGGTGCGCCACACAAAATCACTGCGAAATCTGCGTCCCGGAATGAGCCTCAGTTCCCGCTCAGGCGCGACTGATCCGGGTGAGAGCATGTGCCAATACGCCTCAAATAACTGTTCTAGTTCCGAGCCAGCCCTCCCAGAATTAGAAGCCGGCTCAGGTTCAGAACAGTTTTTAGCAGGGCTTTTCGAGGAGGAAGCAGTTTTCTTCCGGGATCCCCGTGATCCTCTCCGATTACCTCGTGCTTCCCGATAATCTGCGATGATCATTTCGCAATCTGCCATGCTGTCTGCCTTTTCGAGCATCTCGCGCATAGTTTCAGCCTGTTCCTGCTCGCTTGCTCTGAACGACCCGACGTATTTTCCGGATAATCTGACTTTCCAGAGCTTATTCCGGGCATCGAAGTGTACCGCCACCCGTCGCCCTGCCTCTGTCTTGAGAGGACGACCGGGTGCTTTGTTCGCGGTCTTGCTCGGTAGCTTATTTGGCGGCTTGCTTACAGGCTTGTTTTTTGCCGCAGTTTTCGTCTTTGCGTGCTTCACGATGTCCTCAACGACCATGCGTTTTCCTCTCAGTCCTGTCGCCAGTTCATTCCCATCCTGATCCCAAACCTGCCAGCCGCCGTGCCCGTCTGCCCGTGCGCCGCTGATCACCTCCCCCTACTCCGTCCCCTCGATCTGCTTGATCAGTGCTTTGCCAAGCGAGATGCGAGTCTCGGCGTCTCCGCCTGTAATCTCGCAGACAAGTCGATCTCCTGGATAAACCCGGACGTATGTCCCATCTTCATCTCCGGCATTCTCCACCCCTAGATTCAGTGGTGC